AAAGCTGATTTCACGGTTCTTAGGAACTGAGGTTGCAAAGGAACTGAAACGGCAGTTTCGGGAACACAAAGTAAAGATGAGTGTTTCGCAAACAATTAAGTCGCCACTAAAGTGGTTAGAAGATTACAATAAGATGGCCGCCATGCGGCAGAAAGTGAAAGGTAAATAATATGACATTATATTTGGATATGGATGGAGTGATTGCTGACTTCTTTAATGGGTTCGCCCGAAAGTTCGGTAAAGATCATTGGAAGATGATACAGGATAAAGAGAAGGCAATCGCAAAGTTGCGTGGAACTGACTTCTTCAATACCCTAGATGTATTCCCTACATCACAAAAACTGATAGACTTTGCTCGTTCTACAGGTGATTGGGGAATCTGCTCTTCACCACTAACTGGTGATCGAGATAACTCTGCCTACTGGAAACGAGTATGGTTGACTGATAAGGGTTGGTTGCCCTCTATCGACAAACTAATTTTCACTGGTATGAAAGAGAAGTATGCAACTGACAAGTTGGATGGAACACCTAATATTCTGGTGGATGACAAACCATCAAACATCGACAGATGGATAAGTAAAGGTGGAATTGGTATTCTGTACCAAGCTAACGAATGTAGTTTTGACTACGTTACAGGAGAAATCCAGAATGCTCTACGCAAAATATAGAGACTTTGAACCAAAGGAAGAGTATCGTGGCCACACACTAGGACTTATGATACATGACGATGGTGATGTAATAAAGTGGGATTGGACTGTTTACAAATTCTTTGGAGTTGAACAGTTCAATACTTCAGATGACAAACGATATACAAACGAAATGTATGAACAGATTACTACTTTAGACATATCGCCATATGAACGTGATATGTCTACCATTAGAGATAAGTTTATGCAGTTTGTTGACATGAATAATGCAGAATATTATTGGCATGAAGGCCCACTTTTTTCATAAAAAACGCTTGACTTGTTGTCGAAACAATGGTATATTATAAGGGTAAGTGAGAGGAGTGATTCGCTATGTTTAATAATGTTGGACATCCAATTGAAGGGTTTGCAATTCTGGAATGTCATCCAGACCAAGAACCCATTATCGTTGCTACCCATCAATGTTTGGGTAATGCAGAGGAAGAGAAAATGGTTCTGAATGAGATGGCAGAAGGTACTGACTTTACCTTTGTCATTAAAGAGACATTTGGTTGTATGATTGAGACTGTGTAAGGAGCTTGATATGAAAAGTATTATTGGTGGATTGTTGGTTCTAACTGGTATAATGATGGTTGCTGGTTCTGCTGGTGACTGTGACGGCAAGTGCATGGAGTACGCAAATTCTTTAGGTGATATGTTAAAAACTGTAGGAATTGGGTTGACAATGTGTCTACTTGGTGGTATTATATTGTATGGTGAGAGTAAATAAGGAGAGACTTATGACTGTAGTAGATTTTGATGTGAATGAATATGTTGATTTGAACATGAGTTCTTTGAAGGGAACTATCACTACAACCTACGATAAGTTGGTTGAGGTGCTTGGTAAACCTACCTATACTGATGCAGACCCTAATGAAAAGGTGAATGCAGAGTGGAAGGTTATCGCTGACACTGGTGATGACTTTGTAAAGTTCTCAATCTACAACTGGAAAACTGGTTCTGTTCCTACTGAAGAGTATGAATGGCATATCGGTGGTTTTGATTATGATGCGGTTGAAGCTGCGTATGGGTTGATTAATGGTTAATTATAATCGACTTATAAACAATGCCCTACTTGCACTGGAACGATGCAAGGAGTCTGGTTCTGAGTGGGGCATCAATTATTGGACAGGAGTTGTCAATGCATTACTTAGAGAAGCAAAGGCGAACAAGCAACTTAACTGACCTTGCAGAACAGTACGGTGAGTCTATCGACAATCTGTCGATGGACGTTTTGATGGAGGCTATATATAATGAGCGGAATGCATTTACTGCCCGTGTATTACACAAACACGAATCTGAGGACTCGCAAAAAGAAACGTAAGGTATCTGCAAAGATGCAGGCTGCCCAAGCAGAACACGAAAAGTTTCTGAAGAGAATGGGTTATGTTCCAAAGGAAGAACGAAAAGAATTGACCTCTCCAATATATGAATTCCCAGACTATTCTAGCGCCCGTCCTAGTATTCCTACTAGTGACGTTATTGATGGTGTTTGCAGCACAAAGAAAGTTCCAACCTATACTGGTAATGCTGTTATTGGACAGGCCTACAACAAGGGTGGATTACAAGTCCTATCTACTCAAGAAGTAAAGGATCCAATGACAGGGAAACGAAGGTAAATGAATTTTAAAAAGTTACAGTCAGAAATGAATGTTCTGCCGATGATGAAAGAAATCGCAGACAATTTCAATGATTTCTATCTAGACACATATAGACAGGATCAAATTTACTGTCAATCTGAAACAATGTCTATCAACCTTATTAAAGGTGTTGTTGATGATGAACATACACATTTTGACGATTCTAATACAATAAAAAAAACTGACCAATATCACAATTATGATAGTTGCAGAGCATTTTTGAACTGGTTTGAAAAAACATATAATGAACAGATTTACAGGGTTGCAATTGTGCATCTTGGCTCAGACAAACAAGTTTATCCTCACATAGACGGTGGTAAGTACTATGAGGATAAAAATCGGTATCACATGGTATTAAGTGGATATTATGACTTCACAGTAAATGAAGAGACACAGAGATTTAATGCTGGTGAGTTATGGTGGTTCGATAATAAAGCGATGCACCACGTTAAGAATGCAACTCCTATTCCAAGGATTTGTATGATATTTGATGCGAAAGGAAATGATAATGGCGTTTGAATGGAATCGAATTCACAAGTGGGAAGATAATATTGAATCTCAAGTAACAGATTCGGTGTTTGAATTCGTATGTGAGTTCTATGGTGTAGATGAAGTCACTGAGTTGACTGAAGAACAGGTTGCAGAAGTCGAACATTTTCGACATGAACAACTGAATGAATATTCCCCTATGCAATGGGGGTTCTCTAATCTTGTTAATCAGTGGGAGTCAGAAAATGGCTAATCATGTAAATTTTAATATTCGTTTTGCAGAAGTCAATGATGAAGCAAAAGAAGTTTGGAAAAAACTAACAGGCCGTCTAGTCAAAGAGAACTATGAATACTGGATGGGTGATATGTGGGTATATGAAGATGCTGGTGTTTCCAAGGATGACGTTAGACAGTATTCGTGGACAATCGAAAACCTTGGCCCGAAATGGTGTTATATCACAGACTTTGATGAAGATGGGTGTCAAGGATATTCTGCATGGAGCCCTCCAGAACAAGGATTGAATTGGATTCTTGCACAGATGGCCAAGGTTGACCCAAAAATGATTACTGAGTTTACATATGAGGATGAAGGCCCTAACTTCTTTGGTGCATATGTATATGAGGGTGAAGAGATGGTTGATGGTGCAGAGTGGGATTGGGATGAACTGATTACTCTTGTCATTAAGGACAACTCAGAACTTGAGGGTAAATATAATGAAGAGGATCAAGAGTTTATTGATGATGAATCACAAGACTTGTTCTATGAGGTGATGTGGGAAACTGTGCATGATGAACAAAGCAGAATTATTTCAGACGCTGAGATGTGTTTGCAGAAAGAACAAGATGCATGATTATAAAACCAGTGGACTATAGAGTAGCAACACTGTTTGTACAGGAGCGGCACTATAGTCCAGTGATGCCTAAACTAACCAAACACTATCTAGGCGCCTATCAAGATGAAGAACTTGTTGGAATTCTTACGTTGGGTTGGGGAACTAATCCTATGGGAACTATCAAAAAGATGTTTCCAAATCTTACCACGCAAGACTATTTTGAAATAGGTAAAATGTGCATGGATGAGTCGATGCCTCGCAACTCTGAGTCACAGATGCAAAGTCTTGTGACACAGTGGATGAAAAGACATACCCCAAACGTCAAATATCTGTACACATGGGCAGATGGTATTGTTGGTAAGCCAGGGTATGTGTATCAAGCAGCAAACTTTTTGTATGGCGGTTTTATATGGAGTGATGTATATGTAACTGATGAGGGTGAGAAGGTACACTTTCGGACTATACAACGCAAAATGAAAAAGGTGATGAACCGTATGGACACCAAGTATGGCCCACGACCTAGTGACAGTCATATGGGTGAGTTGGGGTTCTCTCGTGTATGGGGTAAACAATTTAGGTACATCTATCCACTGAATAAACCGGCTAAGAAGTTATTAAAACAATCCACAATGGAGTGGACAAGAGAGTATCCAAAAGACAAAGATTTGCAGTGGAAGATTAAACGTCCAGGCGAAACATCTTATACAGTTACGGACACTATGCCATATGTACATAGGGGTGATAGTGTGAATCACAATTCAAGTAATGTGAATAAAGTAGCAGACAAGTATGGTGTATCAACATTAGACAGTTTTTTTACATAATATTAATATTTTTTAGTTAAAACATATTGACATATAGTAAATCGTACTATATAATAATAATAACGATACAGTAACGTATCGTTTTTAAACGGATAGTATTTCAATGAGTTCCCCTTCAGTGTGGGCGAAAACTATCATTATTAATGGAGACTGAAAATGGTATTGAATACCGAAATGTTGACCCGTGTCTTGGTCTTATCGAAAGGCACAAAATTCATAGAATCGAAAGTCTTAAAAGTAGATGAAATATATATCCCATCTACTGGTGATGTGGTACGAAATCAAGCACGAAAACGAGGCTTGAGTTCAGATCATGTCAATAGACTATCCACATCTCTTGCTGGTGGTATTGATTACAGTCAATGTCCACCTGTAGTACGCAAACTTTCTCACCCCAAAGTAATCAACGGCCGTGTATACCATTATGAATTGGTAGCAGGATTTCACCGTTTGGCTGCAATGCAACGTGCAGGCATTGAAGATTGGATCTTTGATGTTTATGAATTTGGTGTGAATGGTATTACAGAGAACTTTGCTATCAGAACATTTCAATTAGAAGAGAACAACAAACTACCTTCATTGCCATCAAAAGCAGAAGATATTATTGAGGTTCTTCTTGCCTTGACACATGGTTCTGAACCAGAAGTTCTTCGTACAGAGGAAGCCATTACTGCATATGTGGAAGAACATTGTAGTCATATTCATGGCAACACAAAACGCAAAATCATTCGCAAAGTGGTAGAAGCAACTGGTGCTGCTCAAGATGTAACAACATTCATCTTTGAGCAGTTGGTAAAATATATCCAAAACCCAGCAAACTATGCAAACAACGAACCACTATATCAAGTAAAATTTGAGTATGATATCGAGCGTGACAAATGTGGTGCGTCTGTATTAGAGGGTTATGAATACGAATTTATATACTCTGCAATGCAGAAATGGGCCAAAGAGGCTCGTGAATCATACTTTGTCTGTCATGTAAGAACACCGAAAGAGGATTCTTCCATAAATGAAAGACGTACAAGTATGATGACTGAGTTTGACAAAATCGGAGACATGATTTTGTCAGCTGCAAAATTCCATGAAGAAAATGGACGTTTTCCTTGGAGTGTAGAAAGCTTTGTTGCACAAGATAACAAAACAGGTGAACGTGGGTTTATTGATGCAAATCAATTTGTTCCTCAGAATATAAAACAAATGCTTGGAGCTGCATAAATACTCTTATAGGGAGTATTAAATGGCAACTCTATCATCATCTGATATGACAAAAATAGCTTCCAGCGGTGATTACGCTGGAAGCAAACGTCCAGACATATTTGATCTTAAAATAAAAGACAAAAAGACGTTTAGACTTACAAGTAAAACTGGTAAGGAGATTGTCGGTGTCGATTATGACAAGAAAACAGAAACCCTCACTTATTACGAAAAAGGGCGACCATCTGGTGAGCTCAAGACAGTAAAGAGAACACAAATCTTTAAGGATGGTGACTTTGGTGGTGGCGCTGGTTCTGGTGGTGGTGCAGAGGATACTGCAAAGACGGAATCGTTACAGTGTTTCTATTGTGCATATGTGTTTAACAAGGCAAAGAAGAAAGTCACTGCTGTTTCGTTTGCAGACCTCAAATCAGTTGCACAGTACGCCAAGACAGATATCAACTTAGACACTGCATACAATAAAGGCCCTGCCTCATGGATTGAGACAGACGTTTATATCAAGACTGCAAACAAACTTTGGGAGAAGTTTGGCCGTAGGGTATCTGGTTCAGTCTATTTTCATAGGGGTTCTTCCTTTATGAGTAATGTATACAAGGCAAAACAAGATTGCCACAACAAAGACAAAGATTCAGAGATACCACAGGCGCCTGGCTCTTTCTCAAACGACAAATGGAACCCAGGCGACATTTGGATGAGTACACTTCAACCCACTGCAAAACCACTAGAGAAGTTCACCAATTCATGGGGTGAACTGAACGGTGAGGTATTGCGTCTTGCTGGTGGTGGAGTTAGTGGTACTGGTACAGTGTCGTTGTTAGGTATCTCACTGAAACGAATTGCTGCAACAGCAAATGAAGCGAAACTACAAGAGTTCTCTACCCCAGAATTGATGGCTGCACGAGAGACACACACATGGCAGAATTGGAGT